AGTGCCATTGTTCCAATCACTAATAGACCCTTGATTAGGATGCTCCTCAGCTAGCAATTTGGTCAGCTTATTGATAGCATCGTTCTGACTCCAGGGGACATATAAACGCTCAAAGTCATTAGCAAAAGTCTCAGGGAAAGACCTATAAGCAGGGTATAGAACATTACACCCAAGACTATCTGCTTCGCTGACTGTATTGGAAACCCAATCTTGAAGGGCGCAATTAAACAGCACACGGCTATCATTAACGATATTGTAGTAATCATTTTTCTCTAGGTTCTCGTAGATCTTTAGTAGACCTTCGTTTTCCATTTCCCTAGCACGAATTACCGCTACTGGATCGTTGGACCGTAGTGTACCGCCACTGAGCACAGCGAACTCCACTGGTTTACGATTCTGTACACGAGCTGTGTCATTGGGATAACGCCGAAACCATTCTTCAATGAGATCCATGTAAAAGTTGGGCTGTTTTTCTTGGTCAAAGCGAGCAGCAAATACCACACGATGTGCTCGCTCGTCAAACGGCTTAACATCCTCTACACGACTCATAACTTCTTGCTTGCCAAAGCTCAAGCCACTAATGTTGTAGATTGGAGCACGCCATCCAGCAATACGCATGTGAGCTACCATTTCTTCGTTAGTGGCCAACACAGTAGCAAACTCATTGACCATTTGCTCGTATAGCCCCATCCACTTAGCCATGCCCCAAACGTGCACAAAGTCATCAGGATCAATACTTTGTGCTAGGCAACGTACAAAGATACGTGGGCGGTATTCAGCAGGTGTTTGATTGATGATGTAGGGCAACATTTCAATGCCGGGTGTGAACATGTCTTCAAAAAAGATCACATCCTCATTGGTCACTGAACCGGCTTTGAGCAGTTTGACCAAATTGGCCATTTGCGTAAGGCTGTAGTAACTACGCCCATGTGCGTCCAGCACCTGTCCAGTAACAATGTCTTGACTGCTGGTCAAGTTGTCTCCACGCACAATCTCGTAATCAATCCCACGTGCTTTAAATACCTGAGTACTCCAGTCCTCTAGTTGATAAGTGTAGCGCGACACATAGGACTCAAGGCCACAGTAATAAAGCCTGCGAATTTTACGAACAGACATGTCAAGCGTTCCTCATCTTGTCAGCGTCAATCCACCACATGTTTTTAACATTGTGTCCTTTGATGATGTTTTGGTAGTCTTTCCAAACTTGGTTGTGTTTGTTGTATAGATACCCTTCGTTAAAAGGGTGGCCAAAATCAGCACAAAACAGCTTGAAATCTTCAAGATCTTCGAAGATTTTAGTGACTTCAGGCTTCATTTTTAGATATTTTTTCAGCCAAGCATGACTCATAGTATAATAGTCCGTAAAGTGTAAAAATTAACCTGGATAAGAAATTTCACATCCATTTTCGCCATCTTCGGCTACTTGGATGATTACCGCACGTCCAGGGTACCGTGCTGCAATGTGTACATAAAGATCGTCTGACATCATTTCGCAACTCTTGTAGTCTAACACAAGAACACCCTCGCTGTAAAGTCTTTCGAGCCACCGCTTGAATTGAATAAACTCAATATCACGATTGTTGTGTGTGACTTCGATGCTGACACGAAAGTGAAAAATGTGTCGATGTGGATGTCCTAAAAAGCTGACATCGTACTCGTCACCAGTGGCCAGCGCTGGGTCAGTTAGTGCTTCGGGATAGCGATGAATGCCTTCTTTTTGGAATGTGACCCAAATAAATTTAGTTGCAGTGGACATTTTGATATTGATCAAGTCGCGTTGTGTGGATGTTATATTCATAATACATGATCCTTACGATAAGCATGCCACGGAGTAAATGTGGCTGGGGATTGTAAACTGCGTAGGTGGTGACACCATACGCCGGGATTACTGCGATCAAAATCAACATCGTCAATTTTCAACACAGCGTTATAGCCCAATTGTTCAGCATAGGGAATTTTAGCACTGATCAATGGGATAAAATTGTTAGCTTCGCACCAGCCAGTTTCCAACACATAATCAACTTGGCTGATGTCAAAGTCTACAGTGACCAAATAGTCACTGTTGATAAAAGGATTAACCATAATTTCCCAGTCGGCTGCGTCTTTAGCTGTTTCAATGTCAAAACTGTGATTGGCGCCAAAAAAGATATGCTCAATTGGTGCGACACGATTTGATCGTCCGGGCGAAACTGCTAGCCATTTGCGTATTGTTTCAACCGGCTGCACTCCCACAACAAACAACGTCTGTTTGCCTGCAGCAAGAGTGTTCTCTACTTCCGTGCCAGTAAAAAACTCAACTTCGGGACTGTCACTGTTGGCATAAATTCTATTCATCTTTGATTTCATTTACAAGTAGTCCTTCAAATTTTCAACTTGTGGTTTAATTGCATTTCTTCCTGTGTCGCCGCGTGTGCCTTTAATAACATACCAAAAGCCTCGCGAATGTTCTTTGACAAGATCCAATGCTTCTGTAAGGGTCGGAGCAGCAAATATACTGTCCACTACGTCCCTAAATTTTATAGTATCGTACCGTGTGTGGACAAGCATGTTTGGTGCCGTACCAGAATCATACAGCTCATTTGACTTCAGCACCGAGTCAATGTGCATGTAAACATTGTGCCCCATTTGTAGGGCATAGCTGAAACTGTCCCAACTAGTTTTACCTTCTTTCATGATCTTGTTCAGCATGCCGGGTTTATAGTAGCAAACGTCACTAACGCCAAGTCTACGGCTAATAGGTGTGCTAGTAAACGTATCAAAGTGTCCATCTTGAGTCATGACCAAGTCAAATTTTCTAGGGTCGGATGCATACTTTTTGTCATCCACAGCTTTACTCATTTTGTAGCTCCATTTACCACCGTCAGGATAAACTGACTCGTAGTAGATCTGTCCTTTGGCTGTGGCCAAAAATGGACTAGCACAGTCAAAGCTGATGGTCAGTTGGGGATTAAAATAACGTCTAATAGCACGTTGAATGTCAGTCAACACCAAGCCCCATTCTAATCTACTGGTGCCCAGCACATGGATCCAATCGTGCACCCCGGGCTGCATTAAGTTGTCATGGCAAATAGTAACTAGTCGCTTTAGTACCAGTTCAATTTCGCACATGTTTTGTCCGCCCATAGCCCAACCGTCAAAATGACGATCGGGATACTTTTTAGGGTCGCAGTAGTCTTTCATTTCTGCATACCATGCGTCACCAGTTTCGTGATCACTAGCCTGCAATACATTTAAAAACTTGGCACCGCCGTTTTTTACGCCTAGCCGATTGGCCATAAAGTACTCGTTGTTGTACTTGGTAGCACCAACAGCTTCATCATAGTTGGTAATACCGCTGGCTGCTGCAGCCACTGGGTTGTGTTGAATCCAAATTGGAATATCCAGCACCATGGCATAGTCGGCAATGCCGTCAAGCCATTTAAGTACAGTTTCTCGTTTGGTCTGTGCTGCTGCTAGTCGTTGACGATACTGTTTCACTAGATCAACTTTAACAGTCTTCTCAACGATTTCTTCAACTACCGCTACCCCAGTAGCAGTTTGTTGTGCGACTCGCTTTTTTTTCTTAACAATTTTGTCTTCGAACCCACGAGCCTCACAGTCGGCCATGGCGTCCTGTACTGCTTGACTGTTGGGATCTCGCCATTCACCGGCCCATACTGCTGTAGCAATTTGGAATCCACCCGAGTCGCCCAACAACACAGTCTTGGAACGATCTCGATTGCGAACCATGTCCTCGCCAGCATCAAATTTGTTCAAGTCCAAATTGGCATGACCGGCCGAGTACAAACTCCAAGGGTAATAAAAATATGCCTCTTGTTGATTGAGCCAGTTCATACCTTCAATGCCACGTTCAAATCCCTTGGGGATTCTAGACGACGCCACTGCTTCGCTATAACGTTGATTACCTATGTAACTAGAATAAAAACTGCTGATGGCTGGGAGAAATACAGCACGATCGCCTAGCCGTGTTGTGAGATCGTCTTGGTCCATTACTTGCTCTGGCTTGGGAATTTGTATTCGTATACAGCAAGTCCCGAATCAACCTTTACAATCATTAGCGCCGAGGGAGCAACTTCAATAATTGAAATTTCTTTGTCTCCGGGCAAGTTTAGTACTGCTTGTAAAGTAGCAACTTCCCACATGTAAACATGGCCAAGTTTTGCTTTGGGGTCGGTAAACTTATGGAATGTATAGCTGCCTTCATGACTGCTGCTGTCGCCAAAACGAAACTTTAGTTCATCTCGCACACTCTGCACTGAAATAAGTCCGTCGCCACTGTAGGCCTGTGCTTGAAACTTTAGACGCTGAATACTTTGTACACTGGGTTCAAATACCATACTGGGTGTTGGCATAGGGCGATCTTTAAAGTCGCGTGTTTTGTTTTCTACTACTGACCGCGCTACAAAACGATGAAAGTTGTTGAAATCTCCGGCACTGTTTTCAAAGTCAAGTCCATCCAAATGCTCTTCACCATTACGCATTTGCTTGCGAATAGTGATTTTTGCACCTTCACTGTATTCGGGGATATTCAGCAGCGTATTGAGTCGGCTTAACTCTAGTAGTCCAAACACACCAATAAAGTCATGTAACGGCTGGTGGAATGTTCCACGAATCACAACACTGGTGTCCTCGTCCACAGCCATCAATGTGGTAGAATCTGTTGTACCAGTGATCTTGCAAATACTGAGTGGGTCAAACGGTCCGCAATGCTTAATGATATCTTTGATGTAATCGATCATGTGTATTCCTTATAATGTAATGATGATATTTAGATTGTAGCATACCTGCTACGAAAAAAACAAGTTAAAAGAGTTCTTGGTATTTGTGTCATGTGCTAAATCCCAGTTAAGGACTCCCAACAAGTTGGAGACCTTTTTGTCTACAATAGCGGCTTCCATTTCACTGTCGTCGAATGGCAGCTCTAAGAACCAAGCAGGTAGCCGCTGCTCGTCAATGGGATAAGCAACACTGGTATAGCCAATGGGGTTGTTACGCAGTTTGCACACAATGACTTTTTGTCCATCTACTATACGCATAGCATAGTTGTCCTTGTTCATTTCACGCAAGCTATTCCAATTCAGTGCGGCTCGTACATGACCCGGCATGTTGGCTCGACCTTGCTTGGCTTCTTTTTCCCTATAACTGGTTAGGTTGTTGACACGCTTGGGCGTGCCTTTGTGCCAAGGGGGCAATAATTCAAACTTGTGTTTGAATTCTACAATGCGTTCTACAGCATGAGCTCGGTCACCGCCCGACAGTATATCTAGCAGTAAACTGCTGAGAAACTCTTGCACCACTTTGGGTGTGTCGCTACGTTTGAGATCTAGTCCCATGGCCTTGACCTTGCCTGGCCGACCGTCAACGTCTAGTCGTTTACCTTCTTTGTCATAGATTAGAATAGCATAGCGTTTCTTAGTAATAAACAAGCCTTTAGTGCCTACCAATTCTCTACCACAGCGAATAATTTTGCCATTGTCTAGTGGACAGTGAAATGCTGTAACCATGAACTCGGGAAAACTTTCATTGACTGCAGTACCGATTTGATCATACAGCGCAACTACAGTTTCCTTAGTCCATTCTATTTCGCCATTTTTAACACGGTCTTGCAGTACCGGCCAAGCTGAGAAAATAACCGAGTCAGTGTCACCGTACTGTATACTGCGCCCAACATAGTTATAATCACCGTCAAGAATTTCATTGACCCGTGCAGCCATGTGTTTAACAATGACTCGGCCAGTCAGCGTAGTACTTTGTCCAATGCGATGATCTTCAAACCTACAGCCTTTATTGAGTAGCGCACCATACAAACTGTTCAAGTTAATTTTCTTGACCAACTGTAGCTTGTCGTAATATTCGTACTGTTCTGCGTCCACCCCGTTGTATTTTTTAGCTTCTGCTTGCAGTGTTTTACGCTCGGCGTACCAACGTGCTAGTAGCCCGGGAATAATACCCTCGCGTTCTGTAGTAAAAATAGTACCATTGGCACTTAGTGCCCAGGGACGATTATCAGCGTACAGCAAATTATGAACTTCGGCAGCTGAGTGTTCGGTAGTCTTATTGTCTTGCTCCCAGTCGATCATGATCATCATGCTAGTGTCACGATTCATAACTGCTTGATATTCCAGCGTACCAAACATGCCCTCCCATGCTTCAGCAAAGTTAGCACCTTGGGCCATTTTGTCAGCAATATAACGATCTGTATAAGTGGGGCGTAACTGTGCGACGATGGTTTCGGGCGCCATGTTTAGTGCACGGATCACACTAGGGTACAGACTGTTAATGTCTAGACCACCAATCCATTCATGCAGGCCTTTTTTAGGATAAGCCACATATGCACCAGCAGCACCACTGTCGTCCTCTTCTTCTCCATCGCTGTTGAATTTAGGAGCGGCTCGCTTTTTTCTATTAGGTACAATTAGGCCCTGACTGTGACACTCGTTGATAATAGCCTGTTCTGTAACTGCTACCGCACCCATAACAGTGGGCAACAGCACAGTGTTCTCATGTGCAATTGTGTTGGCTAGATCTAAAAACTTCAGCTTTTGATCAATGCGTACCACCAACATAACGTCTTGGCGGTTATAGTCGATAAACTTGCGCCAATCATTGTTGTAAAGCTGTTCTAGTGTACCATCATAGCTGACTTTACTGCCCAGCCCTTCGTACTCTCCAATAGCATCCAAACTGTAGCTATGGCGTTCTTCATAGTTGTACTTGCGATACAGTTGCATATAGTCCATGTGCACTCGGCCCAACAAGTCATATGTTTCTTGTTCTGCGCCAAAGCGTTCAAATGTTCTACGTTTAGGAAACTGCCCCCACAAACACATACGTCGGGTGTCGTCCTTGCTCAGTACCTTGATGATACGGTTAATAGTGTAGGGAATGTCAAACCCCTCACTGTTCCACCCAGTTAGTACGTCAGCATCGTCAATTAGGTCTAGGAAAGTTGACAGCATGTCGCCTTCACGTTCAAATACCAGCGTGTCATCAAACGTGTTGGCAATCTTTGTAGCTTCTTCCAGTGTCAGCGTGGGCGGGGGCATTACCAGCGTAACGCATTTTTCCAACCAAGACAAGTAGACTGTAATTGAAGTAATACGGTTAAACGGATCCTCGGGTGGAGCATACCCACGTTCGGGGTGAAACGCTACCTCAATGTCGAAAATTGCCGAATGTAGTCTGGGCGCTCGTTTCCCAAGATAGTTATCGCCAAGACAACGAAACACTGGGTTGATGTCACTTTCCCAAATGCGCTGACTGCTGTACAGCTTGATTTCGCGTTGAAATTCTTTTAAATTTCTTGTGCGATACTGTGTTACTGGGTTACCATAAATGGTTTTATACCGCCCTCCCGGGTCATCGTGATAAAAAACATATTCTGCGGGGTATTCTTGATAAACACGCCGCCCGTCAACACGTTCAACCACGTGGATGGTATTGGCGTTTTTGTCATGTAGTGCGTCAACGTAACTGATAGTAGCTCTCCTGATTACGCACTAGTATACAGAAAAAGCCTCGCTAACGCAACTCCGTCAATGGTGACAAGCAAGAGGTAGTTAGCCAACATGCCCAATGAGCGACGGCTCCAAGCACACCAGGCATAGATAGCACAACTAGTAATCCAAGCGGGATAAAGAGCCACAAGTGGAGGGTTTGGTACTGTTCCAGCCATGACAACAGCACACCCAATACTAAGAGCCCAAGCAACCAACTCCATAATAAAGCGTACACGATTAGATCCATAGTCGTCTTTTATCCATTCTACAGTAGGTCGAAGCAGTGTATTATACATTATTTATTTGGTCCACTATGCTGGGATTATCACGTAAAAAAGAAACTAACCCATGCGTGAAGATGGTAACTTGTTCCTCACTCATGTGCACTCCATAGGCTCGCTCTATAATGTGTATAATTTCGTGCCAGTGGGCGATCATTTTTGTTTGCGGGCTTGCGGAGGAATTGATCCAAATTTCCTGTGTATTGAAATTGGCTAAACCAATGTTACCATTCATTTCTTCGGGCGATCGCTCACTGATGCTGTAGACGATTCCAGATACTTTGACATCCATTATAGTGTACGCCCGACAGTTTCGAGAATATCTTGCACTGTTTGATTGTCTTTGTTAATATCAGTTAACTTGCTCTTTTGAGCAATCTTAATGGCTTTTTTCAGCAGTGCTGGTTTGATTTCCAACTCTTCAGCCACTGCTTTGATAGTGTCTGACAACCCTTCGTTAAGGGTTTCGATTTCGGTGTAGATTTGAATGCCCTCGTTGACTAGACTGGTCAACTTGGCTTTTTGTTCACCGGAAAACATTCTTCCTGACATACGGACTCCTTGAGTAATGCTGTGTATTATACAGCATTACCCTGGTCTAGAGCAAGTGGGACTTACTCTTTTAGTGTACTACGCAACATCCAGCGATGCTTTTTGAACGCGTCTTGACGTTCAGCTAGGATATTGCTGAGACCGTGCTGGTGTTCAAGCTCAGCAAAATGATAAGCCATTTCCAATGACTTTAGTACTGTGCCGATATCTTCTAATAGAACAGCAGCCATGTCGCGAGCGTCACGGACGACGGACTCTTCTTCAATGCCACTGAGTTCACGTAGTGCAGCAGTGCTCATGGGAGCATAAGCGTCTAGTGCACGAAGTTCTTCAGCTAGGGTGTCGATGCTGCCATAGACTTCTTCGTAAATTTT